CCATGCGTCAGCATTTAAGTTAGCTAATCCACGATTTGACCAAGCTCGTTTCTTTAAAGCAGCTGGTATCACTGATGAAGGCATCGCTGGCCAAGCGGCTGGTACATTAGCTGGTGGCGCACTAGGTGGGCCAGTGGGCGCTGCTATTGGTGGCGCAATTGGCAATAATTTAACAGGCGATGGCGCTGTTGAAGAAGGTTTTGACGACATGGATGCTTGGTTGAAACAGCGCGAAGCAGAAAAAGGCACAGGCAAGTTTGATAAGCGTAAAACATCAACTGGTACTGTGTACACACGCAAGCCAGAAACATTTGATGAGCCAGATGCTAGTGATGATAGCGGATCAGCAGTTAAGCGTGGTCGTGGCCGCCCAGCTGGTACTAAAGGTGCTACAGGTTCCCGTGGACCTACTGGCAAAAGTAAATTAATGTCTAAAGGTTCCATTCGTGAAGAAGGTGATCATGTTTGTTCTGAATGTGGACAAATGATTGCTGAAAAATCAAAAAGCCAAGCACAAGCACACATGATGGCTGGTGTAGCACACAATCCTAAATTTGCTAAAAAAGTTGGAATCAAACAGTCTGTAGGCAAAGAATTTAACAAAGCCGACAAAGGTAAAGACATTAGTAAGTTACCTAAAAAAGTTAAAAAGACTGAAGAAGGTAAGGGCGACGGCAATTTAGCCAACAATGCTAAACCTTATGACAAAGTAACTAAGGGTGATGTTATCGCTGGGCGTCTTGGTAAAGACGAAGAAGGCGGTAAGAAGAAATTTAAAAAAGAAGAGAAAGTTGATGAAACAACAACTTCTGGTAGCGTAGCAACTTCTGCGCCAAAAGCTGCTAAATCTGGCGGCATGAAATTTGGCGGCGGCATTTACGATTCATGGAATCGTGATATCGAAGCTATGATTAGTGAATCAGTTCAAGTTAAACAACAAGTAGTTGAACACGCAGAAGATGGTGACGAAGAAGCGATTACAATTACAGCCACAGGTGCTGATGTACATCGTATCAAAGAGTTATTAGCCGCAATGGGTATTCAATCAAGCGAAGAAGGTCACTCACATGACGATGGCGCTTGCGGTACTTGTGGTGGCGTCCCATGCCAATGTGATGAGATGAATGATATGGAAGAAGGCGTTAAGGGTGCTATTGCTGGAGCCGCTTTAGGTTCAGTAGCTGGCCCATTAGGTGCTGTAGCTGGCGGATATGCTGGCGATAAAATTGGCGATTATGTAGATGACAAATTAAATTCTGCTCCTGCTGCCGCTCCTGCTGCTAGCGATCCTACAGCTTCTATTACTGATACTAGCGATGAAGAAGAAATTGCCGAAGCAGATGCTCCTGTTACACAAAACAGTCCAGATTATCCTTCTAATCAAGAATATGATGATGATGCATTACAATATAGTGGCGGATTAAATGGGCCTAAGTCAACTGGACAGTCTACTATTCCTGTATTAGCAAGTCAAGATGAGCGTCAAGTTTCTGAAGCTAGTAGCTTTTTGAATTTGTACAAAGCATTCGCTAAGATTGTAAAATAAGGAATAATAAATGAGTCAAGCTAACGTATACACATCAGTATCAAACGCAGTATGGTACACTGATAAATGCGAAATTGTAACTGGTGCTACAACAGTAACATATAACATTTACGAAGTTGCTATTGGTCCTAACATTTTGTTTAGCGGCACAACAGCTAACGGCAGTAATATTATTACTACCTCTGCGGCAATGTTTTTACCAGCTAACAGCGCAATTAGCGGAACTGGTATTTCTAGTGGCACTACAATTAGTTCACAAGTTACTTACGAAAGCGTAACATTAAGTGCGGCAGCAACTGCTAATGCTACTAATGTGTTTACGGTAACTCCTCCACCTAATGGTAATATGTACTCAGCTGCTCCACAAGTAGCGGCTAATAGTCGTCAACAAATTTTTGTTGGAGCTGGTAATCGTTTAACAATTACTGGTGCTGACTTTACTGCTCGTGAATTAGGCACAGCTTCTTCTGCCACAGCAGGTGTAATTGGTACAAATTATAGTGATGGTGTTGTGCCATCCGATAATGTACCAGATGTTGCTTAACAATTATGCGAGCTAAAGAGTTCATAGCCGAAGCTCATGAAAAATTTTCAGATGAGCAACTAATGCCTATGGCCGGCGCCGAGCGTTATGACGGCTTAGATAACTCTAATCCTTATGCTATGTGGCGTTTTATTGTAGCGGCTGCTGGATGCGGTGGCAAAGATAATCCGCATCCACCGCTAGCTAAGTTGGGTCCTATTGGACAAAAATTATCTACACTAGCTTACAGTCAAGGTGACGCAGATATTTTAAATGCGACAGCAAAGGCTATGGGCGAAAAAAGCACACCGATTAGCACTATTAAATCTGAAGAACCTAGTACAGTACACAAAACAAGTCCTGTAAAAGGATTTGCAGGTTATAAAAGAAAATGAGAGCTAAAGAATTCATCACAGAAGTAGCTCTTGGTCGAACAGGTAGTTTACAACAAGATATTGCGTTAGCTTTACCAGGTGCGTGGAAAATTCCAGCACTTAAAAATCAAGATCCATATTTACAATATCGGTTTGGTGTAGCTATTGCCGGGGCAAAAGGCGCTGCTCAGCGTAAAAAAGATGGTGTACCGCCATTTGAAAAAGATAATGTATTTGGTGAAAATGAATTTGTAGTAAGTTATGATCCGCATACCGGAGTATATATTCGTGATGCGTTAATAGCTATGGGATTACCTGGCGACGATGCTATACAAATAGCCACAATGGCTAGTGAAGAAATGCCAGATATAGATAAAGTAAGTCCTGTTACAGGATTTGCTGGTTATAAAAGAAAATAATAATTAAGGAGTTACAAATGAAGAAGTTATTTACAGGACTATTATTAGTCTTAGCAACATCAACAGTATTTGCGTGGACACAACGTGCCCCATTTCCAGTAGCACAATGTCAAGCACACGCACCATATGGTTTCCCACAAAGTGCTAAACCAATACAGCCATTATGCCAACAAGCGTATCTAGTAGGCTATGACGCACAAGCTAAGTTACCAGAATTTGTTATGTATGAATTATTGCCACAAAACGCATTAGGTTGTGTCGCTCGTACTAACGCATTTGCTCCAAATCAATTTGTTCAAAATGGCGCTGTTCCAGGCGACTATGCTGGCACAGGTTACGATAAAGGACACATGGCTCCAGATGGTGATTTATCATGGGATCCACAAGTAGAATATGAATCATTCTTAATGACTAATATGAGCCCACAAGCCGGCTCGTTGAACCGTGGTATTTGGAAATTATTAGAAACTAGTGTTCGTGGTTGGGCTGTACAACGCAACCAGTCGTACACAGTTATTGCGGGTGGTTTGTATGGGCAAGGCGATAAAGTTATTGGTAAAGGCGTTATTGTACCACATGGCTTTTACAAGATTGTAATCAACAATCAAACTAAAGAAGTAGCCGGCTGGGGCTTCCCACATACAGCACCATACCCTAACTTGGGTAATGACTTAACTAAATTCCGTGTTCCTGTTGCTACTATCATGGCAGACGCACAAGTTAAGTATGCTTTACCACAAGGTTATATTGAATTAGCCCCAGGTAAAGAATGGAGTGTGGATTTTGGAAAATTAACTCAAATGAAACGCCAAAAATGCGGAGCTAACGCTTCAGACGATTAAAAACTTGCCGATCAAGGGTCATAACAGTTAAATACAATTATGGCCTTTGACGCAAGCTCGCTAGCTAAAACCCCCCACAAACAACAAGTTTGGACTGAACAACAGCTCAAAGAATTCGCTCTTTGTGCTGATCCAGTAACCGGCCCAGAATATTTTATGGATCATTTCTTCTATATCCAGCATCCGGTTAGAGGGAAAATGCAGTATCATCCTTTTGAGTATCAAGAGCGATTAATTAACACTTATCACAATTATCGTTTTAGTATTTCTATGATGCCACGACAAACAGGTAAGTCTACATCAGCCGCAGGTTACTTGCTATGGTATGCAATGTTTGTTCCAGATTCCACAGTTCTAATTGCCGCACACAAGTATGACGGCTCCCAAGAAATTATGACTCGTGTGCGATATGCGTATGAAATGTGTCCTGATCATATTCGCGCTGGCGCCACAAACTATAATAAAGGCTCTATAGAATTTGAAAACGGTTCACGCATTGTGTCGGCAACAACTACAGAAAACACAGGTCGTGGTATGTCTATATCACTATTATATTGTGATGAGTTCGCATTCGTTCGACCTAGCGTAGCACAAGAATTTTGGACTTCAATTTCGCCAACACTAGCAACTGGTGGTAAATGTATTATTACATCTACACCTAACTCAGACGAAGATCAATTTGCGCTGTTATGGAAAGGCGCTCTTAAAATGGAAGATTCACACGGTAATCCACAAGAAGTAGGCATCAATGGTTTCCGTGCTTTCCGTAGCTATTGGAGAGAACATCCAGACAGAGATGACGCTTGGGCTGCGGCGCAACGAGCACAATTAGGTGAAGACCGTTTCCGTCGCGAGATGGATTGCGAATTTATTATTAACGATGAGACGCTAATCGCGCCGGCTAAACTCATAGACTTAGAGGGAATGGAGCCTATACACCGTACAGCACAAGTTCGTTGGTATAAACAACCTGAGCCTGGCAGAATGTATTGCGTAGGTCTAGATCCATCATTAGGTACTGGCGGCGATCCTGCTGCCATACAAATTTTTGAAGCAAACACCACAGAGCAAATAGGTGAGTGGAAACACAACAGAACACCTATTCCAGAGCAAATTCGCATACTTGCGGACATTGTCAAATACATTTATACTATTGTTAAAGACGAAGAATCAGTTTATTATTCTGTAGAAAATAATACCATTGGCGAAGCGGCACTTATATCCATTGATCAGTTTGGAGAAGAAAATATTAAAGGCTATTTCTTGTCAGATCCTACCAGAGGAGCCGGCAGGTATCGTAAAGGTTTCAACACTAGCCCTAAAAACAAACTTACAGCTTGTGCTAAATTAAAAACATTAATTGAAACAAATAAAATGAAATTACGCAGTCGTCCATTAATTTCTGAACTAAAAACATTCGTGGCCAACGGGGTTAGTTATGCGGCAAAACCAGGCAGTACCGACGACTTAGTTATGGCTACATTGCTGGTTACACGCATGATGATATTACTTCAAACTTACCATCCAGAAATGGATACGCAAATGCGTGATTTCGGGGAAAGTATTACCCCGCCGTTGCCCTTTATTTCAACAATGTATTAAATTAAAAATAGCTAAATAATATACCATGGCAGAAAACAACGCTAACCAGAAATTAAACGACTTACTCATTAGTAAGAATTTTGACCCGCAGTCATTAGATAGTATGGGCAAACCTGCCCCATCTCCAGAACAAGCTGATTTATTTTCTTTTGATTACAAAGGTGAATCAGGACAAAACTATGGCACAGTAGTTGTGATGCTTACCGAAGACAATAATCTAAATGTTTACTTTGGCGATAATATTGGTAAAAGTATGGAAGGCGATGACAAAAAAGGTTGGTTTGACTTTTTATATCAATTGCGTATGTTTGCCAAGAGAAATTTATTAAGTTTCTCATTACAGAATTTAAACAAATTAAAATACAGTATGCAAGGTCAAGCCGCAATTAGCGAAGGCTTATTTGAATCTTGGGCTGGCACAAAAACTCAATCATGGAATGGCGCAGAAACTGAAGCTAGACTAATGATTAAACATAAACGAGCTATTGGCGAGAATGATGCTCGCTTCCGTTATGTAGAATCTTTATTTGTAGAGACAGCCGAAGGTGAACGCTATAAATTGCCGTTTACAAAATTATCAGCTGGTCGTGCTATGGTAGAACACGTGCGTCAAGGTGGTAAGCCTTACGATATTCGCGGACAACATATTGCTACTATTGTTGAAGAAATGAATTTATTAAGTCGTTTCCGTCGTGCCAATCAAGGTAAAATCTTTGAAGGTGAAACACAGCACTTAGTAGAACAAGCTACACATTATTACGAAACATTACAAAGTAATCTAAAAAGTTTAAGTACAAAAAATGGTTACGCAAAGTATTTTGAAGGTTGGGATCCAGCCGCATTAAGTGACGAAGATGTTATTATCGAAGATTTGCGTCATATGTTTGTGGAACAAAACATAGATTCACGCATCGAGCAAGCACTACCATTATTGGCAAAATTACAACGGGAACAAAGCATGAAAGAAGCTAACATATTTGAAAATTGGGCAAACCTTATTCTTGAAGGTACTTGGGCAGTTCCGGATACTAAAGAGAAACAAGCTCAACTAGTTAGCTTGCTTAGTCAAGAATTACCAGTAGGTCCTGATGCTACTAATGCTACAGAACTATTATATGACTTGTTAGGCGATGACGAATTGTTTGACCGTTTAGAAGAATTGGCTGAACAAGATGCCAATGCCGACGCTCGTGAAATTATTCTTTCTCGTTTGGAACAATTAAAAAGCAATCCAGCTATAGCACAAGTTATTGGACAATTAAAGAACCCAATCCCAGATTCACAAGAACCAGTTCAAGAGCGCATTAAAGATCCACACACACAAACAGAAGATCCACCAAATACACAGCAACCAGAAGTTACTCCTAATATGCTAGACGAATTAAGTCCAGACACATTAGGTAGCTATGTTAAGCGAGCAAGCTCTGACCGTGCTATGAAAAACTTCGACCAAGGTGTAGATATGGGCGTTTCATATGGCGAACGTCAACCAAAATTTGACGCAGAAAAAGATCGGCAAGATAACAATCGCCGTCGTGGTATTCATAAGGCAGTTAATCGTTTAGTTAAAGAAGGCGCAATGAACGAAGTAGATATTTTACTACAAGATATTGCTCGCAACAATGTTGATATCTACAATATCTATGCTAATCCAAAAACTAATGTAGAAAAATTTGTAAGTAAACAAATTCATGATAAAATTGACGAGATTACATTCGAAACTGGATTACATCCAAAAGACGACATTGATAAAATATTACAAATAATTTATGATGATATAGCCAAAGACTATGACGTCGACGAAGGCGCTATTGGTAAAGGATTGGGATTGATTGCCGGCGAATTAATTGCTCCAGAAATTCCAGGTAGCGGAATGATAGGCGCACATATCGGTGATACATTAGGCGATAAATTGAGCAATATGATTAGCGGCAACAATGACGAAGTGGACGAAACCGCTAGTAGTACTGCTGACCAAATGAAACAAGTACAAGATGAAATTGAAAAAATTGTCCGCTCGGGCGGTCGTGTGGGATTAAATGATCCGTTAAGTCAAAAGTTAAAAGCACTTAAAGATAAGTTACATTCTGCCAAAGAAGTTAACGAAAATACAGCGTTAACTGGCCCGTACGGACACTCTGGCAAATTAGAACCAGTCGAAGGCACTGACGAAGATATGATGGCAAGAATTAAGTTCTTAGCAGGAATCAGAGAAACCGACGCACCAACCGAAACTCAAGCAGATTCCAATTTAACTACCATGAAATCTGTCAGTTCCATCTTCCTTAGATAAATAAGTATTAGAAAGCAATAATCGGCAACATTAATAAGGCAACTTAACCAGTTTAGTAGTAAACACAGACAGTCCTGTGTATAATAAAGACTGTAGGCAACTTTAATCTAGTAACATAGATAGGCATCACATTTTATAATTTGAAAGGCAACTTAAAATGGCATCATTAGCAGAAATCAGAGCCCGCTTACAAGCGGCAGAAGGTAATAAACAAGGCGGTAATTCACAAGGCGACCAAGCAATTTATCCACATTGGTCAATTGACGAAGGTCAAAATGCCACACTCCGCTTCCTCCCAGACGGTAATACAAAAAACACATTCTTTTGGCAAGAACGAGCAATGATTCGTTTACCATTTAGTGGTGTTAAGGGAGAATTAGAATCCAAACAAGTACAAGTTCGTGTTCCATGCGTTGAGATGTGGGGCGAGACTTGCCCAATCTTGTCAGAAGTACGCACATGGTTTAAAGATCCAGCGTTGGAAGATATGGGTCGTAAGTATTGGAAAAAGCGTGATTACATTTTCCAAGGCTTTGTTCGTGAGAACCCATTGTCAGATGACAAGGCTCCAGAAAATCCAATTCGCCGTTTCATTATCGGCCCACAAATCTTCACACTTATCAAAGGTGCGTTGATGGATCCAGAGTTGGAAGAATTACCAACAGACTATTTAAAAGGTCTTGACTTCCGTATCTCTAAAGGTAGCAAAGGCGGCTTCGCTGACTATTCAGGCTCTAAGTGGGCTCGTAAAGAATCAGCACTAACAGAAGCTGAACAAGCGGCTATTGAACAATATGGTTTGTTTGATTTATCAACATTCCTTCCAAAGAAACCAACTGATGTTGAGTTGAAAGTTATCAAGGAAATGTTCGAAGCATCAGTGGATGGTCAGAGCTATGATGCTGAGCGTTGGGGTCAATACTATCGTCCAGCAGGAGTAAATGCTCCGGCAGGTACTTCAGCACCAGCGGCCATAGCAGAAGATGCTCCAGTAGCTAAAGCGGTGCCAGCGCCAGTAGCTTCTAGTTTTGATGAAGAAGATGATGTTCCTGTAACAAGTGCTCCAGTTTCAACTTCTGCGGCAACTTCGGACAAAGCGCAAGATATTTTGCAAATGATTAGAGCACGTCAACAAAAGACTGTTTAATGACCGTAGCTTTTGTCTATAAATGGACTCACATACCGACCTTAAAGTGGTATGTGGGTTCCAGAACCGCCGAAGGCTGCCATCCAGATGATGGGTATATCGCATCGGCTAAATTACTGAGAAAGCATATCTTAGAAAATAAAGAAGAGTGGAAACGAGAAGTCATCAGTATCGATAGTGTTAAAAATGTATTAGATCTAGAAACAGAAATCTTACAAATGTTTGACGCAAGACACGATCCTAGAAGTTGGAATCGACACAACAATGATGGCATAATCGTAATCACAGGCGATAAAAATCCAATGAAAGATCCAGAAGTGGCACAACTAGTAGCAAATGCTATTCGTGGTGATAATCACTGGACCCACAACTTAGATGGTAAAGAACATCCGCAAAGAGGACAAAAGCGACCAACAATAACGGGCGACAATCATCCAAATAAAGATCCAATAAATGCTGCTAAGATTAGTAAAAGTCATACAGGTAAACGACATGAATACATGGACGGCAAAAAAAATATTATGCATCGTGAAGAAGTATTAGCGCAATTATCGGGCGGCAATCATTGGGTGAATAAAATTGAAAACCGGTTGACTTGTGAACATTGCGGCATTACAATAATGAAAAGCAATTACACTCGTTGGCACAGCAAGAATTGTAAATTTAAAAAGGAATAAAAATGGCTAAACCTTACGACTTCAGTAAGTTCAGGAAAGATATTACAAAATCTATTGACGGAATGTCAATTGGATTTAACGATCCAACAGATTGGGTTAGTACTGGCAATTTTGCTTTGAACTATCTCATCTCAGGAGACTTTAACAGAGGAATTCCTTTGGGTAAAGTAACAGTATTCGCAGGTGAATCGGGCGCAGGTAAGAGTTATATCTGTTCTGGTAACATTGTAAAGAACGCACAAGACCAAGGTATTTTCGTAGTATTAATTGATACAGAAAATGCGCTAGATGAAAAATGGTTACACAATCTAGGCGTCGATACAAGTGAAAGCAAATTGCTTAAACTTAACATGGCTATGATTGATGACGTGGCTAAAACAATTTCAACCTTTATGCAAGATTACAAAACATTACCAGACGGCGAGCGTCCAAAGGTATTGTTTGTAGTTGACTCATTGGGTATGTTGTTGACTCCAACTGACGTTAATCAGTTTGAAGCTGGCGATATGAAAGGTGACATGGGTCGTAAACCTAAGGCACTTACAGCGTTAGTTCGTAACTCAGTTAACTTCTTTGGTAGCTTTAACGTTGGTATGGTATGTACTAACCATACATACGCTTCACAAGATATGTTCGATCCAGATGATAAAATCTCAGGCGGACAAGGCTTTATCTACGCATCAAGTATTGTTGTTGCTATGAAGAAAATGAAGCTCAAAGAAGACGAAGACGGTAACAAGATTAGCGATGTTATGGGTATTCGTGCTGGGTGTAAAGTAATGAAAACTCGTTATGCTAAACCTTTTGAAGGAATGCAAATTAAGATTCCTTATGAAACAGGTATGAATCCGTACAGCGGTATGGTGGACTTAGCTGAAAAGCGTGGCTTGCTCAAGAAAGAAGGCAACAGTTTAGTATTCGTATCGTCAGATGGCGAAGTTATTAAACAGTTCCGTAAAAAATGGGAAGCTAATGAAGATGGTTGCTTGGATAAAATCATGGCAGACTTCGGAAAACCAGCAGAAACAGTAAGTACTGATGACACAGTAACGGAGGAATAAGAATGTCAGTAGATTTAGCAAAAGAAATTTATAACGAACTAAAGCGTTTTGTAAACGTAGTGGATCGCGATGAAGCCGCAGAAACATTAGTAGCAGTACTAATTGATAACGATATTGATGCGGACGATATCAAAGATACATTTAAATCTGAGTCAGAAGTTAAACGAGCTCTTACAAGTTATCTTAAAGATCATCAAGATGATGAAGATGATGATGAGGAAGACTTTGAATACGATGACAACGAGAACGAAGACTATTAATGTGGTATAGTCGTGTAACAGCCGATTTGGGTGCGATACCAGATTTTATTGCACACTATGAAACTGAACTCGAAGATGCTAAACGGGAATGCCGGGTAGGTGGTTTGATTGAAAAAAATATTACTGCTTTACCTGGTATTACTGAACACAGGTTCAATCAGCTTCAAGAAATTGAAGCGGTATTGAATTATCTTAATATACAATTACGCAAAATTCGTCGTAAGCATTTTCAAAAGTATTTGGAAGGATATGCTCGTGCGTTAACTAGTCGCGATGCTGAAAAATATGTAGATGGTGAAGACGAAGTTATTGATTTCGAAACACTCATCAATGAAGTAGCATTGTTACGCAATCGCTATCTCGGTATTATGAAAGCTATGGAATCTAAAAACTTTATGTTAGGTCATATTGTTAGACTCAGAGCAGCAGGAATGGAAGATATACAGGTATAAAATGTTTAGAAACGAAGACGAAGCACATCAACATAGTTTACAGATTCTCAATCACTTAGCCCAATATGAAGATTTTATGATGTCTATTAAGACATTAGCTGATATTGGGTGTGGCACTGGTCGAGATTTAGAATGGTGGGCCACTAGAACTACAAGCGGAGATAGACCTTCACCTCTCAATATACAATGTCAAGGTATAGATATTGTAGAGAGTTTGCCAATGGCACATCAATATACCAATATCACTTATCAGAAAGTAGATTTTGAATCAAGTATCTATCCACCGCCTGATAAATTTGATGTATTGTGGTGTCATAATTCATTTCAATATGCGCTCAATCCAATTCAAACATTAATCAATTGGCGAGACATTACTTCGCCTGGGGCTATGTTAGCCTTGGCCATCCCACAAACAACTAATATACATCATAAAGATTTAGATTTTAGTCAACAGGATGGATGTTACTATCACTATACTTTAGTTAACTTAATTCATATGTTAGCGGTAGCAGGGTGGGATTGTAAATCTGGATTTTTTAAACGAGATCCTATTGATAATTGGTTATATGTTGTGGTGTACAAAAGCGAAACGGCTCCCTTTGATCCTAAAACTGTTCGTTGGTACGACTTAGTTGACGCTAAACTATTACCTGATTCTGCTGATAAATCAGTATTGGCAAGAGGCTATTTGCATCAGCAAGATTTAGTCCTGCCTTGGCTAGACAAGAGTTTAACTTGGTTGGGCGCACAGTAATTCGTTGTATTAAAACAACACATTTGACCCCCGTTTTTAGGGGGTTTTTTGTAGGTTGACGAATAATTGCCATTTTGCTATACTATTAACATAGTAAACAATTAAGCAAAGGAAATAATATGTCAGTATATAATGTAACTTACACAGTATATCGCCCAGGTAGTGGTGAAGTTTTAAGCGAAGGCACTATGCCTATTAACACTAGTTCAGCTTATATGGCTGAACAAACAGTTAAAACTATGTTTGGCTCCGCAGAAGTGGTAATTCGTTATACCAATCCTGCTTAGTTGACAATAAATTGTTTTTACAATATAATAGTTACTTAAAATATAAAAGTAGGAGCTAAAAGTATGGCAAAGGTATTAATTAAAAATGGTGTGTATCGCAATATGCCAGTTCAAAATGTTGCGTTCACTTTAGTAAAAGATTTTCAAACAGGCGCCAAAGGAGGCTATGTGACAGTAAAATCAGATGGCTTTTTTGGTCCAGAGTATGACGATGTTCGTGTTAAAATAAATGGAATCGACGATGTAGAATTTGTTGTCGACGGCGAATATTCTCCTTATGTTCCTCAGACAACTTTTAAAGAAATTGCTCAAGCGAAAGAAATTACGCCAGCAGAATCTGATGAAGAAGTAATGAATCGTATTGAAGAACGATTCGAAATCCTACATCAAATGACTCGTGCTACTATCGCAGGCGATGTTCGTGCGATGATTGTAGTTGGCCCCCCAGGCGTAGGTAAGTCCTATGGTGTAGAATTTGAACTTGAGAAGTCAGGACTGTTTGACAAAATCTCAGGTAAGAAAATTAAGTACGAAGTAGTTAAAGGTGCTATGACTCCAATTGGTCTGTACTGTACACTTTATCGTCACTCAGACGCTAATAACGTCTTAGTATTCGATGACTGTGACTCAGTATTCCAAGATGAATTGGCGCTAAACATTCTTAAGGCCGCATTGGATTCGGGTAAGAAACGGAAGATCCACTGGAATTCAGATAGCGCAATGTTGCGCCGTGAAGGTGTACCAGATATGTTTGACTTTAAAGGTGGTGCTATCTTTATTACGAACTTGAAGTTTGATAACATCAAGAGTAAGAAGATGCAGGATCACTTAGAAGCATTACAATCTCGTTGTCACTTTTTGGATTTGACCCTCAATACAATGCGAGATAAGTTTTTACGCATCAAGCAAATCTTCCGCCAAGGACAGTTGTTTAAGGATTATGATTTTAGTCCAGAAAAAGGCGAAGAAATCTTAGCGTTCATGGAGTCCAATCAAGATAAATTGCGTGAGATGTCTTTGCGTATGGCATTGAAATTAGCGGACTTAACTAAGGTATCTGAGTCTAACTGGAAAGCATTGGCAGTATCAACTTGTATGAAGAACAATTAATATGAAACTTCCGAAACCAAAGCGAACATTAGATAGTCTTACAGATGATGAAATTGAAAGTTGTTTTGATGGATCATCTAACGTAGCACTAGTTCGCTCACTGTTAGAAGACAACCTTGCCCCGGATGGGTGGATCTGGGCTATGGATTTTGGAGCAGAGTTTGCCGAAGCCATCGAAGGATTCATCGGAGCAGACGAAGGCACACCAGAATGGGACGAAGCATGGGAAATTAACTGTGAGTGGGGTGAAAGAATTGGCGATAACATTAACGAATTGCTAGCAGGATAATATGAATCTAACACTCGTGATCCAGAAATTTTACCATTCACTCTAGGGCGAATAAGTATTCACAGTAGCTCCTGTACCGTGAAAACGGTACATTTTATCAGACACCCGTAAAACGGTGTCTGTTTTTTTGCTCTTTGCGTACTAAGTATGCTATAATAAATGACAATGCGAACTGCTACAATTATAATTAAAGATGAAGTTAATATCAAAATAGAAGGACTCGAGCTTGATGTCCGTAAAAAATTGGTTAATACTTTTAAGTACGAAATGCCAGGGGCTAGATATCAACCTGCGGTTAGACTTGGTCGGTGGGATGGCAAAGTAGCATACTTTCAAATGGGCGGTAGCACTTATACAAACCTACTACCTGAAATTATTCCTATATTAGAAAACTATAACTATGACGTTGAGCTTGATGATCTTCGTGATTATTCTACTACTTTTGATTTTGAGCGAGTAACCGAAGATACTTTTGCTCATATCAATTGGGGCAAGGGCCATCCCATGGAAGGCCAACCTATTAAACTTCGCGACTATCAAGTAGAAATTATTAATAACTTTTTAGAAAATCCGCAAAGCATACAAGAAATTGCCACTGGCGCTGGCAAGACTATTATGACAGCGGCATTGAGTCAGCGTTGTGAACAGCATGGCAGAACTATCGTAATTGTCCCTAATAAGAGCTTGGTAACCCAAACAGAAAAAGATTATCGCGGATTAGGATTAGATGTTGGTGTTTACTTTGGCGACAGAAAAGAATGGGGCAAGACACATACTATTTGTACTTGGCAATCATTGAACATTCTAATGAAGAATACTAAAGCAGGCGCCGAAGTTACTATACAAGATTTTATCGAAGGCGTAGTATGTATTATGGTCGATGAAGTACATATGGCCAAAGCAGATGCGCTTAAAACACTATTGACAACAATTATGTCTAAGGTACCTATCCGTTGGGGATTGACTGGTACAGTACCTAAGGAAGCATTTGAATTTCAAGCATTAAAATGTAGTTTAGGTCCTGTTATTAATCAACTTAGTGCTAGTGAGCTACAGGATCGCGGTGTCCTAGCACAATGTCACGTAAACGTTGTACAGTTAGTAGACCACGCAGAGTTTTCAAACTATCAAAGTGAGTTAAAGTTCTTATTAGAAGAACCTGATAGACTTGATACTATAGCGCAATTAGTTGATAAAGTTAATGCCACAGGCAATACATTAGTCTTAGTGGATCGTGTAGCCGCAGGACACGCCATTGTAGAACGATTAGGCGACAAAGCTGTATTTGTAAGCGGAGCAACAAAAGGAACCAAGCGAGATGAAGAATATGCGGAAGTGGCAACGGCCACTGGAAAAGTTATTGTGGCTACCTACGGTGTTGCTGCTGTTGGTATTAATATACCCCGTATCTTTAATCTTGTTCTTGTTGAACCTGGTAAATCTTTTGTGCGAGTTATTCAATCGATTGGTCGGGGTATTCGTAAAGCAGAAGACAAAGACTTCGTCCAAATCTGGGACGTCACCAGCACCTGTAAATTCGCACGACGACATTTAACCAAGCGTAAACAGTTTTATAGAGAAGCAAACTACCCATTCACACAAGAGAAACTGGAATGGAAATAATTACAGGTAACGCCAGCCACTAACTCCGCGAGTAATTCTTCCTCGTAATGCAGGTGGAGATAAATTATATGCGTTGGCTGCTTCGATAGTACTATTAAATATTTCACCTAGCGGAGAAATACACGCTTTAATATGAGAAATAGCTAATAATTTTTTTGATTCTGCGGTATGCGATTTATTTTTGAATCCAGATACTCTGCCCATTGATTTGCGAGAAAGAATTTCTCTAGATGACTTAGTATGTTTTGGTTTACCTTTAGTTAGTTTTGAATGAGCAGTGGCAGCATCTCGTTTAAGCATCTCAAATATACGGGAAGAACAAGAATGTCGGGTATGTTTAGTAGTAGCAATAGTCATCAAATGAGCCGCCTTGACCATTTGATGTTGAGCTTTGCCGTCAACCATTTTAGTTAATAGCAAATGACATATAAAATGTTCTCTAGCTGTTAAATATACTAAATTATCAACGGTGTTAGTTCCGCCAAGAGCTTTTGGAATGATGTGATGTTTTTCAGTATAACCGAATAACTTTTTGGCATCTTTCCTTGTAGAAGCTCTTGACTTAGCCCGGTTGACTATGTTATAGTAGCATATGGTGTATTTGTTTTTGAGATACATATAATTTTATTTATTAAGGACTTATTTACCTTGCGCATTTTAACATTAGACAACGAGCCTTACGATTTAGATCATCTTCCAGAAGAAATTGATGATATGCGATTTAGTATTTTAGATAATAGTAATCCGCAAGACCCAGATTATCATTATATTCCATTGATATTTCTTGAAAGTTTTAATGCGCCAGCACTAGTATTACGCATTGGCGACCATAAAGTTAGAATGCCGGTAGACTGGCAACTACTAATCGGCGAGCCAGATTTTGGCGACTTGGAAGTTATTCCATTGTCAGCATTAAACGATAGAGGATTTAAAGCGTTTCAGTTTAACCCAATTACAAGTTTCCGTCCAAGTTTTCTTGATGTAGAAATACTAGATGTGTATCAAGATGTAGCTTGGTATGCGCCTAAATTAAAGAACGGACAGATGCTATGCGTTCCGTTAGGCGAAGGTAAAGAACCTGAGTGTGTCTATTTTGTTAAGGATATTAGTCGCACTTGTGAAGTAGTAGATTATAATAAGGCATTCTAATGGACCAATATAAAACGTCAGATACTATAGACACAGGCACAGTAAAACCTGTTACAAAAACTCCCGAGCAAAAAACTATCGAATCGCTTCAGGTAAGCATTAAAGAATTAAACGCTCGTATAGATACACAGTACAAACTTGTAGATAAATTGGTTCGTGATATTAAGCGAATTAAGGATCAAATTAGTGTTATAGCAGGAAAATTACCTCGTGGATAAGTTACATATTTCAAATGAAATGGCACAATTCGATAAAAAGAATCGTGATTTTTACGATAGCCTTACTGACGAAGAGCGTAAAAAATGTTGTAAATCGCTATTTCCGTTTATCCGATGGAACAGTAGTGTAGTTGGTAATAGCGATTTACAACATTTTTATCTTGTTGCTACTAACGAGCGTCATAATAAACATTTCTTTAACTTAAATAAACATCCAAATTTACAATGGCTCGTGGGAACTACAGTAAGCCCAGATTTAGGAGTTTTCCGTCATAATTGGATAGCTCCAAAGAAAAAAGAACCAGGCGCAGGTAGCATTAAGAAGCAGTTAGCAGAACTATATCCGCATTTAAAAGATGATGAAATAGAAGTCATGGCAATGATTAATACTAAAAAAGATATAGACGAATATTTAAAATTATTAGGACAGGAGACTAAGAAAAAATGATTTGGCCATTCAAAAAAGAAGCAGCAGTTCCAGAATTTAAAGGTATATTCTTTACAGATACCAACGGTGATAAATGGTTTTACAAACCCGTAAAACATATTACGGCCCTTGAAGTTGCTAAACTATTGCCAGTATTTGGGGCAAGCTATACCAACAATGTTGACCGTATTGCTTATATTAAAGCTGAAAAACTTGAAAGACATTTTGTAATTAATCTAGAAAACGAATGAGCTATACTTGTCGTTATTGTAAGAAAAGTTTCTCCCGCGAAAATACTCTTGCGGTCCATGTTTGCGAACCAAAGAAACGAATTCAAGAACAAAACGAAACTGGTGTGCGTTTAGGCTTCAACGCATATTTAAAATTTTACGAAATAACACAAGGCTCAGCTAAAACAAAAACATTCGAAGACTTTGCTGAATCACCGTACTACAGAGCTTTTGTAAAATTTGGTTGGTATTGCGTTAGTATTCGCGCTATCAATCCTGCTCGTTTTACAGAATGGGTTTTAAAGAATAATAAAAAAATTGACTACTGGTGTAAAGATAGTATCTATGGCGAATATCTTTTATTTTACTTAAAAGTTGAAACTATGGAAGATGCTTTAGCTAGAGCACTAGAATATTCTATAAAGTGGGCCGAAGAAAAAGGAGCGCCATCTTGTGATTATTTGCGATACGGCAATCACAATATTATAACTAACGCTATTGTTAATGGCCGTATTAGTCCGTGGGTACTATATAACTGTGAATCGGGTCAAAAGTTTTTATCTGAAATGAGTACCGAACATCAAAGTATGGTATGGCCGTATATCGATCCAGATATTTGGCAAAAGAAATTAAAAGAAGACCCAGCTAATCGTATCGAAGCACAGGAACTATTAAAGAAAGCAGGTTGGTGATGACAACGCTAACAATTATTTTATTAGCACTATTTGGGATTAAACATTTTATATGTGACTTCTGGCTACAGTTTCCTTATATGTTATCAGAAAAAGGAATATACGGAGCAGAAGGCGGTAGACATCATGCGTTACTTCATACCGCCGGAACTTTTTTAGTATTGGCTGTAGCTATTCCATCTATCGAGTTAGCAGTTATATTAGGATTTTTAGATGGCATCATCCATTATCATATTGATTGGGTCAAAACAAATCTTGCTCGAGACTATACACCCAACGACAAAGAGTTTTGGATATTACACGGCGCCGATCAAGGGCTACATTACTTGACTTATATTGGAATTATTGCTATACTAGTGCTACTATGAGCGCAGATATTGATATCGATTTAGCTGACAGAGAACAAGTTTTAAAACTTATTCAAGCTATTCCTGCCAGGCAGATCACACAAAATCAAGTCAGACGTCACGCATCAGGTGTATATGTTACTGATATTCCGTATGACCCAGTAAATGAATGTGCGGCTATCGATTACGAGGAAGCCGAACAACGAGGATATTTTAAAATTGACTTACTTAATATGTCAGTTTATCAATTAGTTAAATCTCCTGAACATTATCGAGCAATGCTAGATAAACAACCGCCGTGGGAAAGACTATGGACTGACCCCGAGTGGGCTAAACAGTTAGTACATATTGGAAATTATACAGACTTGTTAAGTAAAATGAAGCCAGATTCAATACCAAGAATGGCGGCATTTATCGCGATTATTAGGCCAGGTAAGGCCCACTTACAAAATAAACCTTGGAAGGAAATCTTTGAAACTGTTTGGGACGGGGATGATTCTAAAGGCTTTACATTCAAAAAGGCCCATTCAATTTCTTACAGCGTCTTGGTGGCGTTGCACATGAATTTATTGTCAGAAAAATAACACAATGCGTTTTCTTAAATAAATACTTGTAAGGAGTAGTTATGGGAAGACCAAAAGGCAGTCTAAGTAAAATATCAAAAATACAATATCCTCGTAAGTGTGAGCATTGCGATTATATCTCAAATAATCCGCAGATGTATCACTACCATAAGCAAATACACGAAGCGATACCAACTGGACAAATTTGTGATTTAGGATGTGGGCAGGTTGCCCTATTTAAAAACACTAATGGGAAATATTGTTGTCACAAAATATCTCATCAATGCCCTGCATCTGTTAAACGGGCGGTAGCCCGTGTTTCTAACGATTGGAAAAACGCAGACAATCGTAAAGAAAAAACTAGAGAAACATTTTTCAAGCATTGCTGCGGGCAACCAGGCCCGCTAGCAAAAATGAGAGAAACTAAACTTAAAAAAACTAATATGCTTGATCCGCAAACCGCCAAGGATTATAGACATTATGCCCGACGTGTTAGAAGCAAAGCTCAGCAATGGGCCCGCGAACAAGGGTATGTATTAGGTCAGCAGACCTATCATGTGGATCATAAATTTAGTATTATGGATGCGTGGAATGCTGGTTTAAGTATAGAAATTGTAAATCACCCAGCAAATTTACAGATATTAGAAGCTAAGAAAAATAGTAGCAAGGGTATGAAAAGTAGTATTACTCTTAACGAACTAACAAACTTAATCCATTCTACGGACTAAAGTAATACTCTTTCGTTTACTTTTCTTGCGGCCCATTTCAGCTAAACTGCATACTGGGCCATGTAATATTTCGAGATCTTTGTTGACAAAAGTACGCAAATAGCCCTTAAATGGGTGCCATTCTTGCTTTAGAAATATGTTAATAGGAATGCTACGATTGCTTTCCCACCACCAAATATTAGCTAATTCTAAGAATAGCTTTTTTGCTTCTAAATCAGTGATACTGCCAAAGTCATAGATAGTAGTGACAGCATCATCTCTATTTTGTATAATCCCGACGTATTCTTGAGAAGCGTAAACACACAGCGTTATAAACGGGTATTTGTCGGTTAATTTTGTGAATATTTCTGAAGTCATCTAGTATAGTTATCGTTTGGAATATTTATGGTATAAAAATATCTCGTTAAATATCGCTAAATAATATGTATGTATTCAACCACCGCTTATATCTACCAACAACGAACACAGGTGCTATTGCTCGACAGCAGTGGGCAAT